GTATGGGGCGAGAATCTACAGCTCTCATCAGCTCATAGATTAACTACCTCACTTGAAACATTTAGACAGATGGTTACTTTAATTGAGGAAAATGATCGTTTGGCTTCTGAGGTAAAAAAGATAAGATGGCAACATGGTGCTGAGGAAATGGAATTAAAGGGCGGTCGTAGGTTTGTGGTAAAAGCAGCAAACAATGCATCGCGTGGTATTTCAAAACCTTCAACAATTCACTTAGATGAGTTAAGAGAATACAAAGATGAGGATGCCTGGTCATCAATGCGATACACAATGATGGCGGCACAAAATCCGCAAGTATGGATTTATTCCAATGCTGGAGATCAACATTCTGTAATTCTAAACAAACTTCGGGAACGCGCTCTTGCAGCTAGTGCGAACCCTTCCGACACGATCGGTTGGTTTGAGTGGAGTGCTGAACCCGATTCGCCTATCAACCTTCCGTCTGGCGAAATAAACTGGAAAGCATTCTCTCAAGCCAATCCATCGCTGGGCATCACAATTCATCCTGATAACTTAAAAGCCGTTATTAATGATCCACCTGACATTGTAAGAACCGAAGTGCTTTGTCAATGGGTAGATACCATCAATTCAGCGATCGATGCTCAAAAGTGGGCATTATGTCAGACCGAACCGATACCTTTAGATCCCGAAAAGGAAACATGGCTTGGATTAGATTTATCTCCAGATAGAAAATTTGCTGCATTGGTTGCTACTCAAAAGTTACCGGGCGAAAGATTCAATTTAGTGTTATTGCATACATGGTCAAATGATTTCAGCTTAAACGATTTAGCAATTGCAAATGATCTAGCACCTTATGTTAGAAAATATAATGTTCAGACTGTCGCTTATTCCAAGAGGACTGCACAAGCTGTCGCGAGTCGGCTAGTTCCTGCTGGAATTCCCATTACAGATATGGATGGGGCGATATACGCTGAAAGTTGTGATCGATGGCTGGGCGCAATCAATTCCCATCGATTACAGCATGGTGGGCAGGATGAACTGACCCAACAAACGCTATCTGCTGCTAAATTGCCCTATGGGGATGGGGCATGGATCATCGGAAGGCGTGCTAGTCGAGTGGCAGTTTGTGCAGCTGTCGCTTCTAGCCTTGCAACATATTTTGCGACACAAGTAGAATCGGAAATTGATATACAAGTAGGATAATTCGGACAATATGGTATATTATACCTTAATGGGATTATTCGATAGATTTGTTACAAATAGGACTTCAATTCAAAACACAGATGTTGAAGCATCCTTAGCACCTTTCAATTTATCAACATCGGTTTATGGTTTATTAAATGCACCAACAACAGTTGATCGCGCAAGTGCAATGTCTGTTCCAGCTGTTGCTCGCGCAAGAAATATAATTTGCGGAACAATTGGATCATTACCTTTACAACAATATAACAAGATAACTGGCGCACATATTGAACCATTAAGAGTAATCAATCAACCAGATCCAAGAGTTTCAGGATTTGTTGTCTATAACTGGTTAGCAGAGGACATTTGGTTATACGGAGTTGGATTTGGTTTAGTTTTAGATGCCTATGAAGGTGATGGTCGAGTAAGGTCATGGACAAGAATTGATCCACGCAGAGTTATTCCTAGATATAACTTAGCAATGAATGAAATTGAAGGTTATGAAGTAGATGGCAAATTAGCACCAATTGCCGGTGTTGGAAGTGTAATTAGATTTGATGGCGCAGATGAAGGATTTATTAATCGCGCAGGTCGCACAGTTGTTGCAGCAATTGAATTGGAAAAGGCTGCATTGAATTATGCAAAAGAACCAGTTCCATCAATGGTATTAAAATCCAATGGAACTAATTTAACTTCTGAAAGAATTGCAAAATTATTAGAAGCATGGAGAAATTCAAGAGCAACTAGATCAACTGCATTCTTAAATGCTGATGTAGAAATGCAATCAGTTGGATTTGATCCAAAATCAATGCAGTTAGTAGAAGCTCGTCAATATGTGGCGTTGGAGATAGCAAGAGCATCAGGAATTCCTGCTTATTTCCTTTCAGCGGAAAATACTTCTATGACTTACTCCAATGCCACTTCAGAGCGCAGATCATTAGTTGATTTCTCACTACGACCAATCTTGGCTGCAATTGAAAGTCGTTTATCTTTATCGGACATTTGTCCATCAACATCTGAGATTCGCTTTGACCTTGATGATTTCCTTCGCGGTAATGCATTAGAGCGTGCTCAGGTTTATCAAATACTAAATACAATCGGCGCAATGAGTGTCGAGCAAATACAAGAGGAGGAGGACTTGATTCGATGAAAATTCAAGTTCCAATATCACTAACCGCAGCTGATTCTCAATCGAGAACTATCTCTGGTCAAATAGTTACATGGGGAGAGCAAGGCAATACATCTGCTGGACCAACTGTATTCGCTAATGACTCAATCAATTTTAGCAAAGGCATCAAATTGCTTTTAGAGCATGATCGCACTCGTCCAATTGGAAAATTAATTGCACATGAGGTAACGGATAACGGAATTGTTGCAACATTCAAAATTGCTGAAACAACAGCAGGAAATGATGCATTAGTTGAGGCTGCTACTGGCATGAGAGATGGATTCTCTGTTGGAGTAAAGGTTGATGCATGGGATAACAAAGATGGCGTTATGGTCATCAGCAAAAGTTCAATTGTCGAAACATCATTAGTAACTGATCCAGCAATTGAATCAGCAAGAGTGGCACAAGTTGCCGCATCAGAGGATTCTGCTACTTCACCAGAGGTAACAGATACAACAAAACAATCAGAAGGAGAACAAGTGTCAGACACTACCGTTCCAGAAGCTCCTGCCGTTATTGAAGCGGTAGAAGCGACCAATGTAGAGGCTGCTGCTCCAAAGCCAGCATTCTACACAACTCCACGCATCAATAAGAATCTGACCGCTGGTCAATTCCTTGAGGCGAACATCAAAGCTGCAATGGGCGATGATGAAGCAAAGACTCTTGTTAAGGCGACAAACGACACCTCAACAAACACAGGTCTTACTCTTGCACCACACATGAACGAATTCATCACAACTTCAATCGATGGTCGTCCAGCTGTAGATGCAGTATCACGCGGCGTTTTGCCAAACTCAGGAATGTCTTTCACAATTCCTAAGATCGGAACTGCACCAACAATCGATGGCGATTCAACTGAGGGCGAAGCTCTTGGCGGAACCGAAATGGCCTCAACCTACATCACGGTGGACGTCAAAAAAGCAGCTGGATTGCAAACGATAAGTTGGGAGCTTTTAGATAGAAGTTCTCCAGCATTCTATGATGAGTTAATCAAAGAACTTAATTATGCATACGCAAAGGCAACAGATCGCGCACTTGTATCTAAGTTAATTGCTGATGGAACTCAAGCATCAACACAGGCTGCAACAATTGCTGGCTTTAAGGCTTTCATTGCTAAGGAAACACCAGCTGCTTATCTTGCAGCAGGAAAGTTTGCTAAGAACATCATTGCTAACACAGCATGGTGGGAGACAATCATTACAGCTGAGGACACAACAAATCGTCCTCTATTTATTGCTGCACAGCCAACAAATGCACCAGGAAATGTTGGAGTTCAATCATTAACTGGAACAGTAATGGGTCAAAACCTATATGTTGATCCACATTCATCAATCACAACACTTATTGATGATTCTGCATTCTTGGTTGTTCCAGAGGCAGTAACATTCTACGAAGCACCAAAGACACAGGTTCAAGTTCAAGCACTTGCTAATGGTCGCTTACAGGTTGCAGTTTATGGTTATTATGCAATCGCAACAAAGGTTGGCGCAGGAATTCGCCGCTTTAACCTTACCTAATAACTAACTAATCATGGGGGAGTGGTTGCTCCCGGTCATTCCCCCAGTCGAGTAAGAGAGGATTCAAATGCCAACAATTATTACTGCTGCAACACTTAGAACTACTCTTGGTGTTTCATCCTCTCTTTACTCTGATGCAGTTTTGGAAGACATTATTGATTCTGCAGAAACAGTTATTCTGCCAATGCTTGTTGGCTATTCAGTAGCCATTGATGCGGTATCTCTTACTAATAACATTGCTTATTTCTCAACAGTTCAAATGAATCCTTTTGGCGAATCCCAATCTGTGGTTATTTCCGGATGCGGAACTCCATTCAATGGAACAAGAACTATTACAACAAGTCTTTTAGATGACTACACATTCTCAGCAGCAATTACAAATGCTGACATTATTTCTAAGAACATAATCCCATCGGGGCTGGCTACCCTTACCGGTGCATCAACTTATGTTGGTAATAGCGCGGTAGAATCAGCCGTATTAGTGGTATCGGTTGAGATATTCCAAAGCCGAACAGCTGCTGGAGGACAAATCGAAGGCGTTGATTTTAGTCCATCCCCATTCCGTATGGGTCGATCACTTTACAATCGTTGCGCAGGATTATTGGGATCATTAATTGATGTAGGAACGATCGCTCAATAATGCCATCCACAATCCTTTCAGCAGTCAGACAACCTTTAGCAGATGCTTTAGCCTCAGTTGCTGGCAATGTTTATTCATTTGTGCCAGAGAGCGTAATTCCACCAGCTGTAGTGGTAGTTCCAGATTCACCATATTTAGAATTTGATTTGATTAATAAGTCGGTCATAAAATGCAAGATCAATATGACCATAACAGTTGCGGTCGCGTATGCAAGTAATCCTGCATCGCTAGATAATATCGAGCAACTTCTAATGAGCGTTCTGGCAGTTATCCCAAAAGGATATGAAGTCAGTTCAGTCGAAAGACCAACTGTAAGTCAAGTAGGAGCATCAACTCTGCTAATCGCAGATATTAGAGTTTCGACTTACTACAACCAAACCTAAAGGAGATCAAAGTGGCAACCACAGTTATCACAGGGCGCGATTTGGCTCTTACTATTGATAGTAAGTCATACGATGCTCAAGCACTTTCATGTGCATTAAATACAACTTTAGATCGTCAAGCGTATGAAACTCTTGATGGTCGTGTATTCAAAACTGTTGATACAGATGCAACAATGGATTTAACAATTCTTGCCGATTGGGGCGCATCCGTTGGAGCAGCATATTCAGTTTGCGAACTACTATGGGCAGCAGCATCATCAGCACCAGATACTGCATTGTCATACAGCTTCACAGCTGCAACTGGCGCAGTATTCACAGGATCTGTTTATCCAAACTTTCCAAACCCAACAGGCAACGGAAAAGATGCACAACAGGTTTCATTTACACTACAATGCACAGCAAAGCCAACTTTAACAGTTAGCTAAAAAAAGAAACCGGGAGCACAATGAAATTAACAATTACAATTACATATAACTCAGGTGAGGAAGCAATTTATACTGCTAAGACTCCTGAGTGGGTGAAGTGGGAAAAGCACACAGGATTTAGCATTAAAGATTGGGATGATAAAGGCGGAATATCAGGATTGATGTTCTTGGCATATCACGCTCATAAACGAGAAGCTGCTGGAAAACCAGTATTACCATTTGATACATGGATAGAAACAGTTGCTGATTGGAATGTTATTCGCGGTGATGCAGACCCAAAAGTCATCAAGCAGGAAGCCTAAGTCGCTTATTAGTTGAGTTGGCAATAGCCACACAGATACCGATGAGTGAATGGGTTGATGCAGAGGACATTTTAACAGCGATCGAAGTATTGGAGGATAGGTATGGCAAATGAAACTATTGCATATAACAAATCCGATCTCCGAGATATTTACAAAGCATTCAAACTTATGGATGAACAGGCTACTGAGGAAGCAAGAGCGCAGTCTGCTGCTCTGGCGTATTTTGCATCAGAGGAAATTAAACAAGCTGCTAAAACAAGAACAAAGTCTGGCAAAGTCGCGGAAAGAGTCGCGGATGGCGTTAGCATTAAGAAGTCCAGCAAAATTGGTGAGTTCAGTTATGGTTTCGCACGCCAGAAGTTTTCAGGTGGGGCTACAACGCAAACCCTATGGGGTGGTATTGAGTTTGGATCTAATAAATTTAAACAGTTCCCTTCATATTCAGGACGGCAAGGCAGAGGTAGTCGGGGATGGTTTATATATCCAACCCTTCGCAGAATTCAGCCTGAATTGATTAACAAATGGGAAACAAGTTTTGATCGCATTATTAAGGAATGGGTCTAATGGCAACCGGTAATCGCACGCTTAAACTTTCAATCCTTGCTGATGTTGATGATCTCAAAAAGAAACTTGGTGAAGCTGATAATGC